CTCACCAACCTCACTTTCGTCAGGATCACTAAATGTAAGATATGAATTTCCAGAACTAGAACCTGCTTTAATATCTACCTTGGCAAATGCTCCACCAGTTCTTTCAAATCTTGCAATGGCAGATGCAGATTCTTGTACATGTAATTTGTAATGGGTAGGATTATCAGTGCCGATGCCGACTGCACCAGTTGAATCAATGCGAAGTCTTTCTGTTGGTGTTGAACTACCATCTTCACTTGTTTTAAAAACAAGAGCACTAGGCATATCAGTTGTTGAATTAACTGCACCATCAACTTCTGCCTCAATTGTAGCACCTATATTAAAAGCAGTTCCATCATCATTATATCCTCTCCAATCTATTCTTCCTAATGAATCATTATCTGCTACTTCAGTATTACTGCCAATCGTTGCATTTTTACTTCTATAGAATGTTAATCTTCCACCATTAGCAGCAGTAGTTGAATATGCAGCAATATCTAAAGCATCAGAATTACTAGTAAAAGCTTGAATCTTTGCACTACCAACAGCAGCAGTATGGTTAACTACTAACTCACCAGCCGATGTGATGCGAACTTTTTCTGATCCTCCTGTTTGGAAGAACATATTATCACCCTTTGCTCCTAATATAGGTCTACTAGTGGCTGTTGCATTACTATCACTGTCTCTAAATGAGATATAACAAGTAGCATCACCACTCTGAAATCTTGCTATTTCGTTAGTAGTTGCATGATATACATGTAATGGTTTTGATGGATTATCAGTTCCGATACCAACATAACCATTCGATGTGATGCGAAGTTTTTCACTAGTAGCATTTCTGATTCTAAGAGATGAACTTCCACCACCTGCTGCATCAAAATCCACATAACTAGCAGAACCACTTTGTGTTAATTGGAGAGTATAATTATTATCTGAATCTTTCAACTCAATAGTTGGAGAAACAGATTCGATATCTAGTTCATGTGATGGATTATCAGTTCCGATACCGACATTACCTGATCCTGTGATACGAACTTTATCAGTACCACTTCCAGTATTAAATTGAATACCATCACTTGAACTACCATAATAAAATCTTATTCCTGAAGCACCTGCATTTAATGCGGTACTACCTGAAGAAGCCCAATCTCCATTTAAATCTAAAAATTTTCCTCCTCTCTCAACTCTCAAACCATAACCACTATTATGAAGAATATTTACTGAATTTTGTGTGCTTCCACCAAATGTAGATATGCCAGCAACTTTTAGATTATCAGCAATATCTACATCACCTGAAACTGTTAGTGCACTTAGAGTTCCAACTGATGTTATATTAGTTTGTGCAGCAGTAGTAAGAGTTATATCTGCAACATATGTTTTAATTCTAGATGCAGCAGTTTTTCTATTCGTACCTCCTGCAGCATCATCTACTATAAACAAATCTGCATCTGCTAGTGCATAACCAATATCTGTTCCACCATCTATCTCTAAAGCAGCAAGATCAACTTTACCTGCTGTACTAATAGTACTTAATTTCGAATCTGCAATAGAACCAGCAAGTTGAGCATTCGTAATGGTTCCAGATAGAGATGAAGTAGGATAGTTAGTTGCATCACTTAAATCGAATGCTGGAGTTGCATCTGATGCACCTAATGCAAGTTCTACACCACCATAAGAAACACTTGAATTAGATAACTTAGCATTAGCAATTGAACCTGCTAATTGAGCATTTGTGATGGTTCCAGATAAAGATGAAGTAGGATAGTTTGTGGCATCTGACAAATCAAACGCAGGAGTTGCATCAGAACCACCTAGTGATAGACTAATTCCACCATAAGAAACTGATGAATTAGATAACTTAGCATTAGCAATTGAACCTGCTAATTGAGCATTAGTTATGGTACCACTCAAACTCGAAGTAGGATAATTAGTTGCATCACTTAAATCAAACGCAGGAGTAGCATCAGAACCACCTAAGGCTAATGAAACACCACCATAAGAAACACTTGAATTAGATAATTTAGCATTAGCAATGGAACCAGCCAATTGAGCATTAGTGATAGTTCCAGATAAAGATGATGTGGGATAGTTAGTAGCATCACTTAAATCAAATGCTGGAGTAGCATCTGAAGCACCTAAATCTACTTCTATTCCACCAAATGAAACTGAATCATTGGCTAACTTAGAATTTGCAATGGAACCAGCAAGTTGAGCATTGGTTATTGTTCCACTCAAAGATGATGTAGGATAATTCGTAGCATCACTTAAATCAAACGCAGGAGTTGCATCAGAACCACCTAATGATAGACTAATTCCACCATAAGAAACACTTGAGTTTGCTAGCTTCGCATTTGCAATTGAACCTGCTAATTGGGCATTTGTAATTGTTCCACTTAAAGATGATGTAGGATAATTTGTAGCATCAGATAAATCGAATGCTGGAGTTGCATCTGAACCACCTAATGATAAAGAAACCCCACCATAGGAAACTGATGAATTAGTTAATGCACTATTAGGTATATTTGTTAAACCAGAACCTGAACCACTAAATGAAGTAGCAGAAAGTGCAGTATTAAATTGCATTCTACTATTAGAATTATTCCAGGTTAAAGTCTTATCTCCTTGACTTCCATAAATTGTAATACCTGCACCATCTAAAGCAGCATTATCTAATTTTGTTCCTGATGCTGTTGATGCAATACCAATATTTCTGTCTTCTACCTCTAAACTATCAGTATTGATTATTATTTCTGTTCCATTAACTGTTAAATTACCAGCAATTGTTATTGTATCATTAGCATCTCCAATTGTTAATGCATTACTAGCAACATTTAAATTAGCAACTGAATTAATAGTTGCAGTATCTAAGGAAGTGGCAGTAATAACACCAGTTAAATTAACTCCACCAGTTCCTGTAATTGTTTTAGAATTAAAATCTAAATCTCCTCCAAGTTGGGGGGTCGTATCTCCTACAATTTCAGTACTAATACCCGTAAGAGAAGTATAAGGATATGCAGTTGCATCACTTAAATTAAATGCTGGAGTTGCATCTGAACCACCTAATGATAATGAAACACCACCATAAGAAACACTAGAATTAGATAACTTATCATTTCCAATTGAACCAGCTAATTTACCTGCTGCAATAGAACCTGCTAATTGGGCATTAGTTATAGTACCAGAGAGACTAGTTGTAGGATAATTAGTAGCATCTGATAAATCGAATGCTGGAGTTGCATCGGAAGCACCTAAATCTACTTCTATTCCACCAAATGAAACTGAATCATTAGCTAACTTAGAATTTGCAATGGAACCTGCTAACTGTGCATTCGTTATTGTTCCACTTAAACTACTTGTAGGATAATTTGTAGCATCACTTAAGTCAAAAGCAGGAGTTGCATCAGAACCACCTAGTGATAGACTAATTCCACCATAAGAAACACTTGAATTAGATAACTTATCATTTCCAATAGAACCTGCTAACTTACTTGCTGCAATAGAACCAGCCAGTTGGGCATTTGTAATTGTTCCACTTAAAGATGATGTTGGATAGTTAGTAGCATCTGATAGGTCAAATGCTGGTGTGGCATCAGAACCACCTAATGATAAACTTATTCCACCATAAGAAACACTTGAATTAGATAATTTAGCATTAGCAATGGAACCTGCTAATTGAGCATTAGTAATAGTTCCAGATAGAGATGTAGTAGGATAATTTGTAGCATCGGATAAATCGAATGCTGGTGTGGAATCTGAACCACCTAGTGATAGACTAATTCCACCATAAGAAACACTTGAATTAGATAATTTAGCATTCGCAATAGAACCAGCAAGTTGAGCATTTGTTATTGTTCCTGTTAAATCAGTAGTTGCCAAAGAACCATCAAAAGATGTAGCAGTAACAACACCAGTTAAATTAACTCCACCAGTTCCAGTTATAGTTTTAGAATTAAAACTTAAATCTCCACCAAGTTCTGGAGATGTATCTCCTACAATTTCTGTACTAATTCCTGTTAATGATGTATAAGGATATCCAGTTGCATCTGATAAATTAAATGCTGGAGTTGCATCTGATGCACCTAATGCAAGTTCTACTCCACCATAAGAAACTGTAGAGTTTGATAACTTTGCATTCGCAATGGAACCTGCTAATTGAGCATTTGTAATAGTTCCAGATAGAGATGATGTAGGATAATTTGTAGCATCTGATAAATCAAATGCTGGAGTAGCATCAGAACCACCTAATGATAAACTTATTCCACCATAAGAAACTGTAGAGTTTGATAACTTTGCATTCGCAATGGAACCTGCTAATTGAGCATTTGTAATCGTTCCTGTTAAATCAGTAGTTGCTAAAGAACCATCAAAAGATGTAGCAGTAATAACTCCAGTTGAATTAATTTGATTGAAGAATGATGTTCCTGTTGTACTAATACCTGCAATAGTACCAGCAGATGCAGTAACAGTTACAATACCAGCAGATAAAGCAGATACTGATAGATTGGTTCCAAAATTAATAGTTCCTGCAGTACCTATAGCAGAATCATCGTCTTTAATAACAACTCCTGATCCAGAAGCAACAATACCAGTTAATCCTGAACCATCACCGACCAACTTAGTAGCAGTTATAATACCAACACCAAATATATTCTTACTATTACCATCTAAACTACCACCTAGTTGTGGTGTAGTGTCTCCAACTATATCAGTCGTAATACCTGTTAAAGAACTATAAGGAATAGAATTTAAACTTGCCCCAGAACCACTAAAAGTTGTCGCAGTTATAATACCAGAATAATTTGCATTACCATCAACATATAATGCATAACCTTCTTTTGCAGTCGCTCCTATTCCTACATTTTTTGTAGTATTAATACCAACACTATCTACTTCCCAAGTTCCACCTACACCTGTTGATCCACCGCCACTCGTACTAAGAACTCCAGAACCATTTATTGTTAATCCACTACCTATTTTAACTCCACCAAGAGTACTATCAGATGCTGTAGGTAATGTATACCCACCACCAGAAGTTGTTGTGAATTCAAATTTTCCTATACTATCATTATATTTTAAAAACTTACCGTCATAAGCAGAAGCATTTGTAGCAATACCAACAATATCATCAAGATATTTAAGATTTACTTCACCACCACCCCCTTGAGTATTAACAATATTTCTAAGATATCCTAATTCTCTCTTAATTTTCTCTAATTCACTAAGATTTTCAGATTCTTCATTTACTTCAGTCTTCTCAGTAATTTTATCTAATACTTTTATAGCATGATCAATTGTTTCTTCATCTTCTTTTTCAATTACTTCATCTAAAACTTCTTCAATCTCTTCTAATTTTTCTACTTCTTCTATTTTTTCATTAATTACTTCTTCAATATTTTCAACAGGAGATTCTTCTTTTTTCTCTTCCTCTTCACTGAATAAAAATTGTTCTAATGCTTCAATTTGTTTCTCTTCTTTCTTTTTCTTCTTTTCTATTTTTTTCTTTTCTTCCTTTAATCCACTAAAAATTTCACCTAGATCAATGTCTCCTACAACAGATCTAAATTCTTCTTCTTTTTTCTTTTTTTCTTGTCCTATGGCATCAAAAAAATCACCCAGATTTCCTAGATTCTCTGTCATTATGAATCTCCTTTGGAACTACTTTTCAATAATTTAGATAATTCTGCTGTGGAACCTACAAATAGTGCATTATTCACTGTAGTAGGTGATTTTGTATCTTCTTCATTAACATCTTTAAGTTTCTTTTGCAGATCCATTAATTTATCGGTAGCATCAGAAACACTTTTTATTAATTGTCCAGCAACTTCATATGCTCTAGGCATTTCACTTTCTTGAGCAAGCTCAAGTATTCCATTAATTGCTTCTTGTCCTTTTTCAATTATACTATAAAGATTTCCTCTAGTATATTCATAATCTTTAGTAATATCATCAATAACTGGTTTTCCTTTAACATCTTGAACTTCAGGTTCAATAGAAATTAATTCAGAAGAATCTTCTTCAAATTCTTCTTCAGATGTATCAAATACATTATTCAAATTGGAAAATTTGTCGTTTTTCATGATAATTCATTTAAGTTACATCAGTTCCTAAAGAAGGACTAAAGACATATCCGTCTCCAAAAGTTTCAGTAGTTCCACTAAATCCAAAATCATCACCTACTTCAATTAAAGCATTGTCAGCAGCACTAATAAGTTTTAGAGGTGAACCCTTAACATGTTCCTTAACAGTAGTACCATCTTTTCCTCTTTCAACAGTAAGTTTATTATCTGTGGTATTCACCTTAGTAACATAAACTTCCTCTTCATTAATATCAATATAATTACCAACAGAAATAACTGAAGCATTATCAACTGATAATATTGTATCAGCAAGTCCTATGTTGGCAGCAAGATTAGTCTTAACATCGTCTGTATAGTCTTTAACTGCTCTTGGAACAACCGTATATCTAACTTCACGGGACATATCAGGACGCATAGTGTAATCGACAACTGCTTTCTTAATAACAGCAGAGGAATCTGGTACAGGACCAAATAAGTAGGTCTTTGCAGCAAATCGTAATGTATATATTAATGCTCTTCTAGTAGTAAAATCTCCTTCATAATCATCTTGCATCTCTATATTTTCTAAAACTATAGGAATGTCTCTTTTCTCATTTACTTCAGATAAAAGATTAACTGTTAAATTATAAGATGGTTGAAAATATGGTATTATCTGTTCTACAATTTGAAGCATATCATCATTTAACTTAGTATAAATGCTAAGTTCAAAATTCATATTATAAGGAACTGGCATATAAACTTTCTTGGTTTTAGTCTTTGAATTTGGACTAGAAGTCAAAAAAGTTTGAGTAGTTGTTACCTTTCTCGTAGGATCATAGGTTAATCCATTAAACTCAAAAGACATTCTAGGAAGACTTATCTGAACCCCTTTCGTTAAAGTAGGATCTTGAGTAATTCTTGCAAGAAATTTTTGAGTTGGTCCATATGCCAAAGGCACATTCATCTCACTGAAAGATGCACCATTATCAGTAACGTGTTTAATGGTAATTCCATTAAACATTGTTCCAAAGGATACTATTATTTTTCTCAGTATCTCGTGATAAAAATGTCCAAACATTTTATAGAGTTCCTCTTTTTATATAATACTATTTAACACACTTAGAAATCTAAGGATCCCCAAAGGGATTTCTCTGTGTAAAGTCTAAAATAGAATCTCCTTCTGTTTGTAAAATCTTATTCTCATTAAATGGTTCAACAGTATCAAACTTCTGATTTGTTGTATCAGGTACATAAAGTGTGTAAGTTGCACCTGAAGTAGTTCCTCTAATCGTTTCTCCATCACTAAAGGTTCCGTTAATAATACCAATTTCAAGAGTCTTATCAGCAACATTCCATTCTTTAACTCTTGCTGTAGTAGATGAAGAAGTTCCTACAATTATTTCATTAAAGATGTAATTACCTGTTCCAATAACTGATGGAGCACCAATAGTAATAGTTGGTATTTGAGTATATCCAACACCAGCATTAGTAATTCTAACAGCAGTAATAGATCCAGCAGCACTTACAACAGCAACACCTTCTGCAGTAACTCCTATTCCTGTTGCTCCAGTAAATGAAACAGTTGGAGTAGTTGTGTATCCTGAACCACCATCAGTTACAGTTACAATTCCGATTGTTCCTGTAGTTCCAATTCCAGTAGTTGCGATAGTTCCACCACCAGTAGTATTATTAAAGACAATATCTGGTGCTGCTGTATATCCACTACCTGGGTCGTTAATATAAATCTTATCTAATCCACCAGCAGGGTTAACAAACGCTGTTGCAACGGCAACACGACCCCCAGAAGGAGCAGATGATATTGCAACTGTAGTATCAGTTAAGTTATAACCATCATTCCATATTGTGATATATTGAACACCACCATCTGTTAGAGAAGTAAGTGCTGTTGCAGTTGTTCCAATACCAACTAATTGTAAAGTTTGAATATATCCAAAATCTTGAACATTATCATCTATAGTTTCAAGATTAGTATCAATAACTTCATCCTCATAACGGAAGAGCTCACATTTGAGTTTATAAGTATATGTTTTACGTAGCATGTAGAAAGGATCTTCCTTTTCTACTAATTTAATTTCAAATAATCTATCTCCAAGAGGGAACCAAACTAAATCTCCTTCTTTGGGTCTAGTAGCAAGTTTAATATCGTCTAAATCATCTATTAAAGGTTGTATATAATTCTGCCATCTATCTTGTGAAATAATTAAAGTAACATCATATAGTTGCTGAACACCAAATTTAGAAAGAATTGGTCCCATTCCTTCATATCCATCATATGTTTCTACATATGCTTCTATAGGATATGAATCATTAAATTCAGATTGTACAACTTCTCTAATTACCTTTTTCTCGGTAAGATACTTCCTAGGAATATAATAAACTTCTATTCCATAGATTTTTAATTGTTCATTAATTAAATCTTGTACCAAATTCTGCTCAGTTGCAGAACCTTGCTGAAAAAAAGGATTAAGTACCATGATATTAACCTATCATATCCAATGGCATTTCTTCATAATCATATGTCATTCTTTCACGTATCTCATCAACTTCTCTCTGACCATCATCATAAATCTGACGACCATTCAATTCAACTCCACCAGGAAGTTTTACTCCTTGGAATTTAATTAAATTCATTCCCCATTGCCTTTTCATTGTTGCAGTAAGGTATCTCTTTACAAAAGTATCATTATATACTCTTGTAAAATCTGCTGCTGTAGTAGTTACATATGCATCAATTATAATATAAGATCCTACTCCAATAGTTCCCCAATCAGTATCAATATATAATCTTCCTTTCCTTTTATTAAATCTAATTTGTTTTTCTGTATTAAATAAGAAATCTACTTCACTCAAATAAGTTCTTGCCATAAAATAACTTAACATGGCATCTTTATTAAATCCTTGCGAATTACCATAATACCATCCATATAAAGGACTAAATCCACCACCAAATGGAGTTATTCCTGATGCAAGAGATGCAAAACTATTCCATCTAAAAACTTTTTCTACACCAATAATACTTTCTGGTAATTGAATATAATTACTATTCTCTTCTAATTTATAATCTACAGTTTCACCTACAATAGTAGTAGAAGTATTTGTTGTTGTTATACCTGCATAAGGTGCTTTACCACCAGGTGCTCTTCCTCTATCAATATCTGCTTGTGTTATTTGATATTTAATATAATTTCTTTCTGCACCATCAAAAGTACGTTCATAAAAAAGTTGTAGAGTATCATCAATTAAATCATCTATTTGCTCATCTGCAAGGTTAATTTCTAGTACAGGAGCACCTAACTGCCTCAAGCAATATTGCGATAATTCTTCTCTGGTAGTAGGTTTTGCCATTATACACCATTTTAACAACTATTTATAAATTAAAAAGGAAGTGTCATTATTATGATAAAGTGAATGAGGTAGATCCTATACCAGCTGCAGTAAATATAAGTTTATTAGATTCTACCGTAATTTTAACTGCAGTTGTACTAGCAGCACTTATAAATCCATTAGAAGCAGTTACAATACCAGTAATATTAGAATTTCCTACTACTGTTAATGGTGTAGAAATACTATCAGTTCCAATTCCAAGTTTACCATCTTGAATTTCTATATCTCCTCCTACTACTGCGAGTCTAGAAGATGTGGGGATAGTTGTTCCAATTCCTACACTTACTGTAGTTCCTAGTCCAACAACACTATTATGACTAGTACCAAAACCAGAGGTTACAGTAACATTGTTAGTAATAGTACTTCCGTTTTTAAGAATGAGTGGTTCTGCCATTTTACGTAGTTATTCCAGGACTTACAAAAACTTGACCTTGTGCTGCTCTTACTTTACTTCCAGTAGATTCTGTTATTACAACATCATAGAAATATCTTCCAGATTTCATAGCAGTTGTTTGAGTATCAGTAAGAGAAAGACTTACTTCTCCACCAATAGCAGAAGTTATGCCAACGCTAAAAACAGTTTTTGAAGTTGCAGTTTCATGTTTTTTAATATAAGAATCAACAGAACATTCTGTTAGATTGTAATTAGAACCATTACTATTTTTAATAGCAATACTGGTACTAAAATCAGAACCTTGATCTACAACTATATTTGCAGTTGGTGCAGCCATAATCTTTTCTAGTTATTTATCTTATACTGCTGAGATACCATAATTATCGGTGGCAAAGTGTGGACTTGAACCCCAGAGGTATATACTTACACTAGATGAATCAGCTGAAGAAGTTGCAGTTAATCTTATAGTACTAGTATCTTGTACTGCAGCACTCCAACTCATATCAGCCAAAGTACCATTAGTATTTGATTGCAGAGTATTGGTAGCAACATTAACACTTGTAATATCATTACCAGATCCTCTAAAACATACCCAAGCTTCTCCAATTCTAACACCTGATCCACCTGTTGAAGCAGCAGAACTATCTCTTATTTCCCATAATAAATGTGCGGATCCAAAACCACCCACCATGTGAAGATCAAATAATGCAGCTGGATCATCCGTATCCCATGCTTTATGAGCAAATGCCTGTCTCCATCCTCTAGAAGTTGTTGAACCATCTGCAGCACGTAATTCATAGAGACCCTTCTCATGAATAGCAACTCTGTATTTATCTGCATCACCTAGAGTTGTATTAGTTTCCTCAGTATAAAATCTAATATTTGTCGCACTATTTAAATAAGATGTTCCACCACCCAATCTCACAGAAGTCTCATCTGATGTAGCAAAAGCAGAAACGATGCAAGGACATTCTTCACTATTAGTATAGTGAGGCATTCCTATACGAGCATCTTTTTGTTGGGTATCGTTTCTAGATTGACTCTTTTGTGCGGAATTATCTGCTCCAACTACTAAACTAGGTTCACCTGTATAACCTCTAGAACAAATATCTACACCACCATCAGAACATAAAGAATCAGTACCCATACCATCAGTTCCGATACCAACTTTACCTTCAGCATTAATTGCTACTCTGGCTTGGGCAACAGTACTAAACCACAGAGTGTTTGGATTACTACCACCATGAGCATATCTTATTCTTCCAACATCTTCATCCTCTGGATCACCAAAATGAACACCACCATAAGAATCATTCTCTGATTCTAAAATTAATCTTGCAGAAGTAGCAGCATCTGTTGATGTCAACTTCATGGTGGCAGAACCATCCATAATATGAAGATCATTCTGTGGAGCAGAAGTTCCGATACCAATATTACCTTCTGATGTGATGCGAAGTCTTTCTACAGCACTATGTGATCCGTCAGGAGTTGTGAAGAACATCAACCTACCTGGCATATCATTAGCATCAGTTCCAGATCCAGGTTCACCATCAACCTCTGCTCTAATTGAAGCACCTACTTCATAATTATCAGTTCCTTCAGTGTTCATTCCTCTGAAGTCAATTCTTCCTAAAGTATCATTCTCTGCTACTTTTGTATTACTTGTATACGATGTACTTCTATTTCTAAAAAATGAAAGTCTTCCAGCATCTTCACCAACATCATCAAAGGCAAGAATATCTATGGCATCTGTTACCCTTGTAAAAACTTGGAATTTTCCAGTAGTAACAGTAGCATTATTTCCAAGTGCAAATCTTCCATTCTCATCGATGCGAAGTCTTTCTGTATCGTTTGTACCTAAGCATAAAACATTATCTTCTGGATTATATACTGTTGCACCTGTACCAACAGTAATAGATTTAACATTAAAATCTAGAGACGTGAAGGTTGCAACCCCAATAGGATCAGTAAACTTAATATCACCGCCTGGAGTAGCAGCACCTACAAAATTAACATTTAACTTACTACTCATTGCTTATTCCTCGTTATTGTAGAAGAAGTTTCTATCATTGATCTATTTTCTAATTATTTAGCATTACTATACTTAAATGGGGATGCAGCAAATGCAGCAAAAATATATTCTTCCTCAGATTTGTTGACCTCATGATTGTTTCCTCTTATTTTAATACCATTGGACATAAAATCAATAAAGAGACTACTACTTACAGTGATGTCATAATTTACATCAACTAATAAGGATGTATTGGTGGGATTAAAAGAATTAGTAAGATTATCACAATATAATCTCCAATTATCATTACTACTTTTTTCATATACATTCTTAACCAAGAAGAAAGCAGGTTTAAATCCACAATACAAGAAAGGACCATCATCAACACTATTACCATAATAATGTCCAAATCTAGAAAATCCTTCTATTTCACTCCAAATATATGCAATATATTCGTTGGTTGCAGCACCATTTACCATTGAACTGGTTCCCAGAGTCATTAAACTTGAAGTTGGCCAAGTATTATTAAAATAGATAGCAGATGTGTCTGCATTATTTGATACATTTAATCTTAACGAACTAGTAGGACCCATTCCATTATGATATATTGTCCAACTATGGTCAGTATTTCTTGATTTAATTATTGCAAACTTAGGTATTTTATTGAGACCATGTGCAATAGTGAAATTACTACCCCCATTTCCCTTATAATTAAGAATTGATAATCCCGAAGTCCTATTAACTGAAGCAGAAGTAGGATCATTAGTTCCACCAGCAAGACCCGCAGCAGTAGTTGTTGCATATCCAACACCATCAACCATAAATGGTTTTGCCTTTGTAGGATGTCCACCTGCTTTCCAAGCCCATCCAGCAAGATACTTTCCTCCTTGATTTACAGCAACAGCCTCACCAACAGTAAATCCATCAGAACCAATTGCTAATATTGAATCATCCGCAGCAACTTCGGCACCATCAGCATTAGTAGCCATGCATAACTTATCACCTCTCACACTATCCATAGTCTGTTGCGAATTTCCTGTAATTTCTATATTTTTCGCCCATACAAGATCTGCAGTAAATCCTATTCCTGCCACACTGTGAGCTCTTTCACCATCACCAAAATAATTATTTTGATTGAAATATTTTATTGGTTGATTAATACTAGGTTCATATAAATTTCTACTACATAAAGCTAAATGGCCACTTGGTGGTTCATATTTAAATGTTCCATATCCACTATCATCTTTATAAGTTCCAGGTATTAAACTATTTGCAGGGGTTAGATAAGAATTGAATGTAGGATTTTGTCCAAAATTTACTCTCATCTCACATGCATTTACACCAGAGAAAGATGGTATAAAGATAATACCCGACTCATCAGCAACTCCACCATTAGAGAAGTATTGCATTCCACCACCACTAATTTCACTACCATTCTTATAGAATCTGCAAGTAGAAGCAACTCCTGCATCAGTGAAACTTAATGCAATACCAATAACATCTCCTTGACTGAATCCACCACCTGCACCAGCTGCACCACCACCAGCATACGTTCCAGATGTATCTACTGCAATACCATTATTTGCTGTACCCTGACAACTACTAATTCCAGCAATACTTGAAATGCCTATAAATGGATGATCTCCACCTATTTCATCCATCAATACTTCCCAATACCACTTACCAGAACTAATTCCTACACTACCAAATGTAGCACCGTTTTGTGCAACAGCTGACCATTCTGCTATATTATTACCCTTCCTATAAGTTATATCTACACTATTAATACCATTTGTATCACATGATGGATTAAAAGTAGCAAAGTTATTACGAGGAGTATCTGGAGTAGTTCTCCAAGTACCTATACCAGTATAAACATCATTTCTTCTAGAAGCAAAAGGTTTTGGACAATCAAAACTTTCTGTATATTTCGAAACTCCTTTATATATTCTAATATCACTAAGATATCCAAATTCGAAACAACTACCAGTTGCCGATATTCCAGTACCAAACTGAATATTATCAACAGTATTATTATATAATGAAGTAACTGCTTGAGTATTAATTCCAGATATAACACCATTTTGAAATATTCTCATCGTATTTCCTGATTTAGTACAAGCAAAATGAGACCATTCTCCAAAAGGTATATTATGGTTAGGATCACAATTCCCAGTAGTGGCATCATAAGTTCCATCTCCTGATATTAAAAATCTTATACCTTTACCACCAGAATTCTCCTTAAAAACATTCCAAGATCTTCTGTTTTCATTCTGATTATAAAGTGAGATAATAGAAGTAGTTCTAGTTGTTAAATGTCCACTTGCAGTTGTTGGTGCACCATTATCACCGAGTGGGAAGACCCATCCTTCTATACAAAAATCTTCTGATCCGAAATTTAAATCAACATCATTAACAACATAACTAGATTTACCAATTCCTTCAGTAAATCCCATTCCAGCAGAACCATAATAAGCACCAGTTTGTCCTATAGATGCTGCTCCCTGAACTACAGTTTTTGCTACTCCACTATTTCTAATAACATGAGAATAATCTCCAAAACCAGTTTGAATACCATTCTTCACCAGTGGTAATGCTAAAACTAAATTAGATGCATATGGATCATTTCTTAATATATCAGTATATCCTATTCCTGAATTAGCAGTTGCTGCAAAACCTGATTTTGGTTGTGGTAAATGCTCTTGAACATTTATAATAGTGTCTAAAGGACAATGAAAATCTGCTCCCCAACTTCCTATACTATCAGGAGTATTCAATGGCAAATAAAAACCATTACTACCAAAACCCTGCACTCCACCATTCAATTTATTAATTTCTCTCTTAATAGTAGCTGGTTTTTTAGGAACCCACTCACCATCTTTATAAGTTGTATTTAAACTTCCACCAGCACCTACAGTTCCATATCCTTGTCTATTAAAACCAAATACTTCTGGACCTAAGCATTGACCATCAACAAAAAATACATCACATATAAGATTCTCTAAATCATCACCACCATCTTGTGCAAAAAGTTCTAGTGCTGCTTCTTCTCTATTAATTGCCATTCTTTCATTTCTTGCAAGAAAACTCCAAGCAGCATCAGGACCAACAATATTTCCATTAATAAAAATTCTTAATCTTTCATTCTGATCTTCTTCTTCAGTATTAAGTGCTATTACTACATGATACCATGCAGACTGATCTCTATAACTTCCTTTAATATATCCATTAACAGCTGATCCACCAGTTTCATCTCTAAAATAAAGTCCAGATGGGGGACTACTAGAACTAGAACCCCATCCAAAACTCTCTTGATTATCATCATCAGTTTTAGCAAAGAGAATCGTTTCTTTATCTGCTATATTTTGTCTTTTATGCCATGCAGAGTAAGTCCATACTCTCCTATTTCCAGTATTGGTTGGGGTTTTTATTAAACTACCTCGTGCCATTTGTATATCCTCCTAACCTACTACCATAGCACCAGTGGGATAATAATCCACTAATACTTCAACCCAATTTGAACCATCATAAAATTCAAGTGCACTAATCTCAGAATTATATCTAAGATATGGATTATCTCCTGAAGGTCTTTGTGATGTATTTCCTTTTGGAAGAGCAATAGCATCAGTTTTACTTGCTGCATCAATTGCAGTAGCAGGAACTGCAGTTCCTATTCCAAGTTTAGTAACTGAGTGAATTTGATTGGAAGAATCAATCATCACTTCACCAACAGATACTGGACCTGTGAGAATAGTTACTACTCCAACATATGCAGTATTTGCTACACCAATTGTAGAAAGACCTGCAATATAAGATTCAGGTGCAAATTCTACTCCTGCAGTTGCTGTACCAATTGAGACAACACTGCCACTTGAAGGTATTATACTATTGACTTTAAGTTGACTCATATCAATACTTTTTAGTTATTTATTAGTGAAGAAAGGGGCACCATTAAATTATCCACAATATAATACACCAGTTACTAAGAATGTCCCATCACTATATGTTTTTATAACATTAGTGCTTGTTATCTTACCAACAGTTTTACTTCTTATAATATCATCACTTTGAACTTTACCAGTTCCATCGCCATTAGATTCTACAAGATCACCTATAGAAACACTTTCACCCGACTTCATTCTTATGAAGTAGTTACCAACAGCACCTACTGTTATGTCATTAAAGGCTATATCTAAACCAGATTCTTCTGCATCATGAACATGCCATCCCACAAAAACTCCAGCTACTGCTTTAGAAGATGCAGTATCACTGATTTTTATACAAACATGTTTGTTATTGCCTTTTGGTTGGCATGTACTATATCCAACTGTTCCCGTATAAGATGTACCATAATAAGAAACTTCATCAGTACCAGAAGTTTTATCACCATAATAAGGAATAACTACTGTACTTGAAGCAGATCCAACATTAGCAATAGTAGCACTCTTCCACTCTATAGATTCATTAATGGTTTCTACTATAGTTCCTTCTAAAATAGTAGGTTTAGATCCATCACTTAATCTACCTATATGACATCCAAGGAAAGGATTATAAGATACTGTGTTTCCTGAAACAGAAATAGTTCCTACATTAGATCCAGCTTGGTAGAATGAAACAAGATTACCATCATCAGTTAGCCTATTAATAAAGAATGGAGTTGCACTCGACCTACAGACAGCAGTATATTTAGAACCTCCATTAAATGCCAATCCTTCACTCAAAGTACCAGTATCATTATAAATGCTCTTATTACTAGTAGCAATAGAAACAGTTCCATCACCAAAACATCTTAAAGTATCCTTATAAGCAGTACCAGTAGAAGTAGTAAAAACTAACATACTATCATTACCAGCACCATCTCTTTGGCATCCAATTAACCCAACAGTCTCCAAATCTTGATCTATTGTATATGCAGGTTGAAGTGCAATATATACTCTTCCATTTGCTTTTTGATTATTGGCATAAAATTTCGAAACAATTACTCCAGGATAATTATTAACAGTTTCACTTGATACTGTTTCAGGATGACATACAACAAACTGGTGGGGAGGAACTGCTGTTCCAACACCAACTGAACCAATTCCTGTTACATACATTCTTTCGCCCCTTGGACCAGGACCTTGAGCAGTTTCTAGGGATGTATCTCCAGTTGTATTAAGTCTAAGTTTATTACCACTATGTTGATATATTATTGAACCATCACCAGTACTACCAGAAGAACCAAATCTTAGTTGAGTTTGACCATCTGATAAAAATTGAATTCCTGTATTAGTTGTCCCTTCAATAACTACATCACAATTACTATTAGGAGTTGTTGGTGTAGCTACTATTCCGTCTTGAATATGTAGCTTAAGTGCTGGATTAAAAGTTCCGACTCCAAGATTACCATCATAATCAAGAACCATTTTAAGAACTGGATCAGCAGTATGAGAATTGGATTCATGAACTTTAAATCCAATACCAATATTATCCCAATCACCACCTACAGTACTTCTTCTTGCACCTATCTCAACCTTTCTCAAAGTTTGAGTAGGAGATCCAAGAGATAATGTTGCATAATCATCACCTTGGGCTGGACTTGTAATTCCTGCAAGATGTAATAAGGTTATATCTGCATCACTAATACCAATACCAACAGAACCACCTGCTCCAATACGAACTTTTTCTATATTATTTGTCCTAATCTGAAGAGGAGCATTATTAATTACAGAAAACTTTGCATCTGTTCCAGATTCAGATCCAAGGAATATACTAGATCCAGAAGAATGATCTACCTGTACACCATTTCCCGTGAAAGTACTTGTCTGTGAAGTTGAACCACTGACTGCTAATATTCCACTAAGTGTAACAGTACTAGCACTTCCTACTGGTTGAATTGTATTGACGTTTAATACACTCATCTTATTATTTTTTTAGTTATTTATTAATTGAGATAGCATAGTTTTGATATCAGAAAGATCACCTTTCATTTCCTCTACAGTAGATTCAATTTGGTTTATTCTTTCTTTTTCAGATCTTCTGAAATTTCTTTGTTTTATATAATTGTCATAATCAGTTTGAGAAGAATTAATTACAGATCCTGTAAGATTATCTCTTCTCAAATCAGTATGACCTTTAATTTTAGAATAACGATCCATAATTTATGCCAATGCAATTGCTCTAAGACTTCTTACCATAGGTACAGAAGATTGAGATGTAGAAGTCATTACAAGTTTAACCTTATAATATTTAAATTCAGGTAATTCATTTACACTATAAGTATAAGAATTTAAATCTGGTGAACTTAATACTATCTCAGAATCTTTAGGAATAAAATTATCAGGTGTTCCATCATTAGCAGTAGGATCTTTACTTACACCAAAACTATTTCTATTTTCATAACCTGGGAATGGAGTAAAGATTGGTTCTTCTTCATCATCATTTCCAATATAATAGAATGCTCTAATATCGGAATGTAGATTCACATAAGCATCTAACATAAGTTTAATAGAGGTAGCAGGTGTTTCTAATGCAATTCTAGTAGATACATAAGTACACGCTGATGGATCCTCTTTTAAAGTTTTAACCTTCCAATCAGTCGAATAATCATCAATTACACTATTAATCCTATTACTTGTTAGTATACAACTAACTCTAGTAATATCAATAACAGGAGATAATTTACTACTACCACCTCTACTCAACGCTAATAATAAATCAAAAGATTTCTCTCCAGAAATTCCTTCATTATTTTTAAGATGACGTTGCTCATTCTGTCTTGATGCAATCATTCTTGGAGTATCTAAGAAATTTGTTTCATTAAGTTGAATGTTTTCATACTCTTGTTCAATGTAAGCAGGTTCTGTTCCACTTACACTAGTTGCTGAAACGGTCTTTATTCTTCCAGTAACAGAACATGAAGGAGGATTAGACATTGCAACTTGAGGTGTAAGTGCCTCATATTGTAAATTTCTAGTTGCATGTACTGAATGTGAAGGATAATTGTTGCCTGTTTCTGTTAGATATAAAGGAGGCAAAGATGTTTGATTCTCACTTCTATCAGTAATCTTACCTACACCTCTTAAATTTCTAAAATTAGACATATCTATTTTAAACCACCAATGATCAATACCTAGAGGATAATTTTCAGGTCTATTTGGATCATCATTCTGAATAACAGAGTGTTTCCACATAGAAATTCTAGCAAGAGAAACACCATTGTATTCGAATTTATAAACTTTAGTTTTCTTCTTAAGTGGTAATTTTCTCCAATGTTTGGAATGCTTTCCACCCAAATTAATAAACCTTGTTATACCAGTGAGTTTATTATTACTTACTCCCCGATATGCCATTAACTCATGTCTAATTCTTATTAGTCCAGGATTACTTGCACTAACAGGAAGTCCTTCAAAATCTACAAAACTAGATGCATCTACTAGAGATACTGATCCAGTATCATCAAGGTCATAGTTAGCAGCAAGTCTAGTTAATCCACCTTTTATATAATGCATACCCCATAAGGTTCCAACACTTCCTGGAGAATGTAATCCATGATTCTTTTGACTAACTCTTATATAAGTTCCATCATTTACAACTTCAATATTATCAATCTTAGAAGGAACTTCTACACCAGCACTAGTCCAGGATTCAAGTAGTTCATATTCAGATCCACCAACATCAGTAACAACCATAGTTGAACCAGCACCAGTAAACCATGTTCCTTGAACTTGATCTAAAATTATTTCATTGAAACTAGAAAGAGTTCCAATACCCAATCTTAGATTTCTACCAAGAGCACTACTACCTATACTTGCAGTAACTTCATCACCTGATTGATATCCATATCCACCATTACTAATAGTTGCAGCAATTGCTACTCCATTTTTAATGTAAATATCAGCAGTACCATTTTTACCAGTTCCAGTTAAATTGGTAAGAGAAACATTAGTATATTGTTGTTCCCCTGTTTCTGGAGCATATCCTATACCAGGTACACTTATTTCCATTGTACCACTAGCACTTCCTGCTACTCCTACAAATTTTCCAGTTGGAGTACTATTACCAGCACCTACATTGATATATTGTCTAATAGTAGTTCCTTCCTTCATTGCAGTGAATGATGCACCCATTCCAATTCCACCATTTGTTAATCCTAATCTAATTTTTCTTGCTGCAGAATGAACCGCACCTGTCAATAACCTTTGAACATGAGAATTTCTATTCTCACCTAGCATTCCTCTCTTAGGATTATAGAAATTAATAACTCCATCTTTCACAAACTTAGCTCTATAAAGTTTAAAAGTTAAATCTTCATATTGACTTGGAGTCCATGTAGAAGCATTTTGAGATTTAAATAAAGAACCTAATGTTGGTTGAGTATTAACCCTAACTTTATCTCCAGTTTCTTCATCTTTAAACCTAACATCATAGTCACCCATTCTAGAAATAAAGACTTTATATTCTGTAGAATTGGACAATAATACAATACAATATTCTTTACCTCCTTCTAAAAATACAGGAGCTTCAAAGTTTATAGTTGTAGGTTTAGATGCATTATTTGATAATACAATATCATCAGGATCAATATCAACATCAGCATAAGGAAGAATAACTGAAGTAGGCAATCCCAATTCCATTGTTCTTAATTGACATGTAACTGGAATGTCATTTTTATCTTTTGCTTGGAAATAAACTTCTGCTTTAGTTACGAATACTCCATTTTGATCATCACATGCAAATGACTGTGCAAGAGGGTCAATATACTTACCAGTAAATTTAAGTTCTGTTTTTGTTTTCTTTAAT